GATATAATGTAAGTATATGAAAGATGTTAAGATCTATAATAGATATACACCAGATAAGCTTAATCAAATAATTAAAAGTATTGAAACGGAAGTTCTAGAAAATGACGACATATACTTCTTAACACAACCGTTAGGATCAAGGGGGATACCTTCGGTTCAATGGTCAAGGTTTAAACAAATGACGGACGACACCGACACTCTTGAAACGATGACACGTATAGAAAGTATGCTAGAAAATAGGTTGGTAGCAGGGGCGTTGAATAATAAGATTAATACAACTATGAGTATATTTTTACTTAAAAATAAATATAACTATAGGGACGCCAAGCAGGTAGACAACAATATAACAATAACACCAATACTATCAGGACTATCCAACACACCATTAAAAGACGATACGAAGGTTATTGATATAGATTGATTATGAATACATCTAAACTCTTAAAACATAACGTCGTAAAACATATATTGTACGAAGTATTATGCCCTACCCCTGTTTATGATGTTATAATAAGTATTTTATATACCCCTGTTATGGTGTCAAAAAATACGGCTTTATATAACGTGTTGAATAGCCCCCCTTGTCAAGTTGTCAAGTATCTTGCCTACTATACCCCTACCCCTGAAAATGGAAGCAAAGATAAGTCGTCTTTTGGGTTTGGAGATAATTTATGAGCTTCACCAAGACAACCTCCACCATTAAACTGCTTAAGCTAAAAGAAAGAATAAGGGGAGTAGCAGGTGGTACATCAGCAGGTAAGACAATCTCTATACTTCAGATACTTATAGACCAAGCACAAACTAATCCTAATATTCTTATCTCAGTAGTATCAGAATCGTTTCCTCACTTACGTAGAGGTGCTATGAGAGACTTTCTTATGATAATGGAAGATACTGGGTACTTTAAAGATGATGAATGGTCTAAGACTGATTTTACCTATGTGTTTCCTAATAAGAGTCGTATAGAGTTTTTCTCAGCTGACCAGCCAGGTAAAGTACGAGGACCTAGGCGTGACATCTTATTTATGAACGAGGCAAACAATATTGGGTATGAAGAGTTCGACCAACTGCGTATACGTACTAGGAAAACAATTTGGTTAGACTGGAACCCTACTAATGAATTCTGGTGGTATACAGAGATAATGCCACATTACAAGTGCGACTTCATAACTCTCACGTATAAAGACAATGAAGCTCTTGATAAATCTATAGTAGACGATATTGAATCACACAAACACAATAAGAACTGGTGGCTTGTATACGGACTAGGACAGCTAGGTGAAGTAGAATCTCGTATTTATAAAGATTGGGTTGTACTTGACTCTATACCTCACGAGGCAAGGCTTGAGCGTAGAGGATTAGACTTTGGGTACTCTAACGACCCTACTGCGATTATTGACGTGTATTACTATAACGGAGGATTCATATTAGATGAGAAGATGTACCGTAAGGGTGTTTCCAATAAAGAAATAGCAGACTTTTTAAATGCGTCATCAGATCCAGAGACTCTCATAATAGCGGATTCAGCCGAACCCAAATCCATAGACGAGCTCAAATTGTACGGACTGAACGTTCTTCCAGCACAGAAGGGTGCAGGGTCTATCTTACAAGGAATCCAATATATACAAGACCAACGTATCTCTCTTACTAAGCGGAGCGTTAATTTGCTCAAGGAATATCGAAACTACTTATGGCAAACTGACAAAGACGATAAAATTATAAACAAACCAGAAGGAGGTAACGACCACTTACTAGATGCTCTTAGGTACGCTATGGAGACATACGCACGTAGCTCAGGAGGTACCGTAGGACTTGTAACATCTGGCCTTAAGCTAGAAGAAAAGAAGTCTTTTTACGTAAAAGAAGATGGAACAGCAGAAGCTTTCCACATAGATATTAGTGAAGTAATGCAGCGACACTTAGAGGAGGAACGCTATCAATGATTATAACAATGTACGTATATCACAACTTATTACCTAAAAGAGAAGTAAACATTATTTTTTGTTTAAATTGCCGCAAGCCGTTATTCAGAGCTTCGGGTAATCACTTTGTCATTTCTAATGGTGGGGTGTCGGATGATAAAGCTTATGGTCCATCATCACACTACATAGAATACAAGTGCAAAGATTGTACAACTAAATACCAGGTGCTATTCCAATGAACGAGCTAGATTTGCTTAAAAAATGCACCTTTGGGAATTGCAGGAAACCAGGCAAATACGTAATACCAGGAATTGGTGGAGAATACTCACAAATACTCTGCCGAAATCATTTCCACCTCAAGAAAAATTCAAATTCGATAAAAAAGAAAAAATAATGTATAATACAATTTATAGGCAAATAAAGCACAGCCCTGACGGGCTTTTTTAATTTAAGGACAATATGAGCACAGTTTGGGACAGAGAACAAGTAGCTAAACCGCTAAACGACATTAAGGTAGACAATTATCAAGGACAGTCAGACGTTATTGATACTGTACCCTCTTTATCACTCAACCTTGATGACGAACAACTTATTAAGAACATTCAGAACCGAGTACAAGACTCAAAAGATTACTGGGATACACCAGACGGATTTAACTTAGCTAAGGTACGTGGAGATAACGAACGAGTTTACTTAGGTAAGCAGACAGACGTTAGATCGCTTTACAGATTCCAAATGCCTTACATTGAGAACCAAGTATACATAGCAGAACAAGCTATTATGGCTTACTTGACTGCACGTGAACCACAATCTGAAGTTATGCCAGCTAAAGACACCCCAATGTCACGACAATTCGCTTTAGACCTTGAAAAAATACACATGGCTCACTCACAGAAGATGAATTTGGGTAGAATCATGGAAAACGTAGTTCGAAACGCTCTAAATAAGAGAATTGGACTAATAAAGTTTGAATTTGACCCAGATTACGGAAAAGACGGTGAAATTATACCAATAGCTGTAAATCCTGAACACGTTGTGATAGATAAGAACGCTAGACAGGGCGAAAACCCAGCATTTATCGATATGACACTAAAAATGTCCATTAACGAGATGTGTCACCGCTGGCCAGAGAAAAAAGAAGAGATTTACAACGCTGCAGGCATTAAAAGAGGCACTTACAAGCAAAGAGAAGAGATTGTAGCCGTTCATGAAACCTACATTACCTACTATGACAAGAAATATGAACCACACGAAGCTTTAGTTTACTATTTTGCAGACGTAATTTTGGAAAAAACCAAGAATCCACACTACATTTACTCAGATAAGAAGAGAAATTTCTTTGATATGCCAGTTAAACCTTATATTGCACTTAACTTTGACAACGATGGTACTCACTGGATTGACATTACATCAGCTATTGAACAGGCACAGCCACTACAGAGCGTATTGAACAAGCGTGGACGACAACTAATGGAAGTAGCCGACAAAGCTAACGGACTTCTAGTAGTTTCTAGCGACTCTGGACTATCTAAAGATGACTTACAAAACCTTACTGGTGACCCTAACCAACGACTTATTATTAAAACTCTTGGAAAATCTACACAAGACATGGTTTACCAAGTACCACCTCCAGTTGTTCCACAGTTCCTATACCAAGACAAGATTGACCTACGAACTCAGGTAGCTAACTTAATGGGTGCTCCAGTAGACTTTTCTGGTATTGACTCACCTGATAACGAGAAAAACACACTTGGACAAACTATCTTAAAGAAGAACCAAGCTTCAGGACGACAAGACCTATACGTACGAGCAATAGACCGATTCTCTACCATGTATTATAACTACCTAACTCAGATGATGGTTGTTTGGTACAACAAAGACCACTACTTTATTTATAACGGTGGTGACGGAAACTACGATCACTTAGTAGCTAACAGATACCTATTTGAAGACGGAATCGCAGTCGCAGTAAAAGCTGGTTCTACTCCTCCACTAGACAAGCAACGTGAAGAGATTATTGCCATGAACCTTTCTAAGGACGGATTACTAGCACCACTTGATGTATACCGATTGTTGCACTTACAGACTCCACAGAAGTTATACGATAACTGGGCTAAGTTTAAGAGCGACCCAATGACTCTTGCTCGTGACGCACTAGAAGAAATTGACCAGACTAAAGCTTACATGGCTTGGACTATGGTTAAAAATAATGAGAAGCCAGAGGATCCAAAAGACTGCACCAAAGAGTTTGTTCTTACACTACGAAAGATTATGCTTACTGACGACTTCTTACAGAACCAGAAATCTATACAGAACGCATTTATTAAGTTTGTTGAAAAAGCTTTACAATCACTTGAAGCTAGAACTTCACTTGACCAAATGGCAGAACAGGGTGTTGAAATGCTAGATGTTAAACAGCCTATCCAACCACCACAACCTCCACAACCTCCAATGGGT